GTGCATCGGCTCTGCAACACACCTTCGGTGTGAAAAACCCCCTATAAAATACACTCTAAAGAGTGGCAACTGATTCTGTAACAGTTGTCGTAGACAAGTAAGCTGTTGATATCATTTATATCTACGATATAGTGGTGGATTGGCTGACAGTTTCGGTTCTCACCGTGAGTCATGACGTTGCCAACGCAAGCAATTGCGCAGTGAAGGGGGGAGGGCAGGGGCCACTGGGGGGGTGTGCGTATATATGCATGAATATCTACACAGATCAGGAAAAATGAAGTGTTAACCACATTACACAGATAGTGGTTTACAGTATATAGGGCCGATGTGGACCTAATTATATGTGGGATATTGTTCCGTGTAAGCAGGATATGTGGGATAATCTCCCTATTATTTACACATAGTACGATTAGGGGTTGACATGCTATACAGAATGTGTAAAACTATATGAGAGAGTGAGAGTGAGTGAGTCATTTAAAGTGACTTAGTTAAATGTTAATATAGATTTTCTAAGATATCACTTAGAGTGTATCACTTAAATGTATATATAGTTAGTTATAATTATACTTAGCTTATATATCACTTAGATGTAGCATTTAAAATGTACAGTAATAGTAAGTACGTAATGAAATTACGGACGGGAATTCGTATTACATTAAGAAAGAACTTGACAATGTCTAGAAAATCAGTAAAACTAAGGACTGAAGATGTTCTTACTGAGTTTTATAATCACGTATTAGATGGTAACCTTGAGAACCTTCATATCCCCCATAGTGATGTATTTTATGTAAGAGAAGCCGTACAGAATTACTACGGTAAACCGTTTACATTAGAGCACGTAGAGTGGGCTATGAAGATGGAAGGATGGAAAGATGGCGATTGAGTACAGAGGTGAAACCTTTAGTGGTTATAATAAGCCTAAACGTACACCTAAGCATCCCAAGAAGTCACACGTAGTCCTTGCTAAAGAGGGTACTACGATTAAGATGATTAGGTTTGGTGAGCAAGGTGCTAGTACTGCAGGTAAACCTAAAGCTGGTGAATCAGATAAAATGAAAAAGAAACGTGCATCATTTAAAGCACGTCATGGAAAGAATATAGCTCGTGGTAAGCTGAGTGCTGCCTACTGGGCAGATAAAGTTAAATGGTAAAAAAGGAATAAACCAATGGGAAAAGCTAAATCATTAAAGAAGTTATTTACTGGCAAAGATTTAGACGTAGATGATCTAGTAGCAAAACAAAAAAACAAACTTAAAAAGATGCGAGCTAATGCAAAAAAAGAAGAGCCAAAAGACTCTGGGGATATTAGTGAAGTACTAATGCCCGAAGATCGTCCTTCTACTGATGCTGTAAAACAAACAAGTAAAGAACGGCTAATTAATGCCACAGGTAAGATTACTGCCATGCTAACTAAAGCTGGCCCTAAGCCATTGTCTATGGACAAGTACCGTTCCCTGCCTACGTCAGCACGTAATGCTTTTGCACGTCAAGCTAAAAAAGATTATGGTAATAACATTATTACTAAGAAACAATATGAAACTATTATTGAACGTATTGAAGCTGCGGAAGTAGATAAGAATGTTCGTTCTATGGAACAAGGCATTGCTAATAAAAAAGCTAAACCTGTTACTATTGATAAGAGCATGGGATTAGATGAAAAAGACATGCCACGTAAACCTACTAAACTAAGTAAGGGTGGTATGCCTACAGGCAAGCCACGTGCAGGACATATGGACTATCGTAAAAAAGGATTATTTAAATAATGGGTATCTTCGATAAAATAGGTAAACGTGTAGCTAAAGCAGCAAGTAAACAAACACCGGGCCAAGCCAAGGTTGAACAAGCCACTAAAGGACAACGTGCATATGCCCGTGGTCAGATTAAAGGTGGGGCAGCAGGTGCAGGTGCAACAGCACTAACTGCAGCAGTCATAGGTAAAATGTCACTAGATGAAATGCGCAGTCGTGTAAAAACAGAAAAAGATGAAAAGAATAGGTTACTTCTTAACGAAGCAATTAGGAAAGCTGTGAAGGAAGCCGATGAATATGTAGAGACTAAACCTACAACGTCACCCCGCCCTAGATCACGTCCTAATAATCTTAATAAAGGTGGTATGCCTAAGAAGTATGCCAAAGGTGGGTACTCTAACTGTGGTGCATCTATGAAGGCTACACAAAAGTCTACTAACATGATGTATGGCGGGATGGTTAAGAAAAAGAAATAGTATGTGGTTAGGTTTATTGTTAGCATGTCTTAGTCCTTCCGCAACTTCTTGTACCATTATGGCGAAAGCAGATCAACTATTTCGTAGTGAGCAAGAGTGTGTGTCTGAAGGAACTGAGGTTGCTAACAATTTACTTAATAAAAATGTATATGCTATTCCGATGTGTATAAAAATAGGAGAGAACGCATGACTACTTGTAAAGGTTGTGAAACACGAGGTAACTGCTTGGCTGCAGGTAAGTGTTTAAAGACAGGCAAAAAACAATGAAGTTTACTGACTGGAAGAATGAACTAGAAGAATGTAACTACGTGGTAACAGAAGACTTAGTTACTAATACACGTGGGGATGTGCTTGCTGGTAAAGACCCATACGGTGGTTATTATGTAAATGATTCCCGTATTCAAGATATTATTAGTGTAAAACCCAACGTAGTTAAGACAGCTGTAAAGAAAGTTAAGAAAGCTTCAGCTAAAGCTACGGAACTTGTAATGGAACGGGCACGTAATAAAGATGGGCATTATATTGCAGATGATCCATCTACTGAAGTTAATGAAGCTTGGGTAGTTAAGACTGTAAAATCTAAAGGTAAGAAAGATGATTACTAGAGGTACTCATGCTCAAACTAGAGCCATTGCTAGAGAATACTTCCTTGATAAACAACAAATCAAAAATGAATTAGATTCTTTTAAAAGCCAACAAGAGCTGGAACTAAGGAACTATGAAATTGCCCAACGGGATGCCCAAACGAAGAATACTTCTTTAGGCTCTGCTAAAGGTCGGCATGGTAGTAGAGAAGACAATGCACTTAAAGAACAAGTAAAAGCTTTCAAAGATGAACAAAAACGTGCCTTAGAAAACTTAAAACAAAGTTTAAGCATACGGAAGTGGGAAGTTAAACAAAAACAACTAGATGCCCAGTACGAATTATCTGCGCAATACAATAATGACCCCGGTCGTCTTGCCGGAATAAACCAGACATACGAAACACTAAGTAATCGAAATAAAGTTAGGATTGCTGTGCTAGAAGGTATGGACAAAGCAGAAGCATACGCAATGTATGGATTTGACATAGAGGCTGCTAGGATAAGGACAAGAGATAAAGAAAAAGCTGTAGCAAAAGAACAAAGAATAGCTGCAGGTGAACTTAGACGAGAACAAAAACCAGAATTAAAAGCTGCAGAAGAAAAGGCTAGGCGTTTAGCTGCAACAGCAGGTATGACGGAAGAGCAAAAAGCTCAACGAATGACGGACATCAATAACGAAAAAATTAAAAGTGGTTTGATGGGCCAGAGTGGGGTAGCCTTATCTAGACTAGCACAACGTGATGAACAAAACTTTATGGATAGTCAGCCTATGCTAACTAACTATGCAGATCGTGCTAAAGCTTTTGGTGCTTACCAACGTAGGGGTTTAACGTTTGACGAGTCGTATAGTAATGCTTTTGGCAATTCTTATAGCCCCAAGTCTGGCTCTGGGGTAGTATATGCAAACGAAGGTGGATCAGTAACCAAACCTTTAGACTTTCGTAAAGGTGGATTTGTTCCGGTAAAGGATAAAAAGAAGTAATGACATTATTTAATCAAGGTAAGTCAGCACGTACCGTAAGCAAAGGTATTATCTGTGACACGGAAGATCAAGTAGAAACTTTATACACTTGTCCAGCAAATTGTAGGGCTGAAGTATCTATGTTATATGTTGTAAATGCTATGTCTAGTGGAACTACAAGTGCAGAAGTTAGGTGGTATAAAAGTTCTACTGCAGAACTATTTAGGCTGGTAGGCGGTAAGAACTTAGCAGCTTCTGAATCCGTACTACTTACTGGGGCAGCTTTGGTACTAGAACCCGGTGATGAGTTACGTGCTCTAGCACATACTCAAGCAACTCCTGAACTAGACGTTATGTGTACGGTAACTGAAACATTTATTCCGGTAGGATAATTTTGCATATCGGGGTTGCAAATTTGTCTGTGGTGTGATATAACTATATATGATATAACTATTTTCGGTAACACTTGTTACTTTAAATATGGAGATAGTTATGAAACAAACATTAAAAAATATATACATGGCAGTAGTTAACACCTTAAACAATTTTGGTGAGTCGTTGGCAAAGGCACAGCAAGCTCGTGCAGATTACTGGATTTTAACTAACATGTCTGACAAAGAACTGCGTGACATAGGCATTGCACGTGGAGAAATTAGAAACGTAATATCTGAGCATTTTAAATAAATCTAATGCTATGTACCTTAGTTTTTTTAAGTTTTAACCACGCATGGGTTGTAGGAGCAGGTAATGTTTTATTTCAGTACTGCTACTACGACTGTGGTTTACCTAAAAATGGATTGTGGTACGACAGAGTGTATAGAGTAAATTATAACTACGTATGCCCTATAGAGGTTAGATTTAAATGATTGATCCTATTAGTGCTCTTTCTATTGCAGCTTCTGCTGTAAGCAATGCAAAGCAATTACTTGCTGCTGGTAGAGATGCAACAGCTGCTCTATCTAAATTTGCTGGGTCTGTTGCAGACATTAATTACGCAGCAGAAAAGGCAAAGAATCCGGGCATACTTGCTAGTTTTTCTGGCTCTGCAGAACAACAGGCTATTGCCGCATTTACTGCACAGAAAAAAGTGCAAGAGATGCGTAAGGAAATAGAAACTATGATTTCCTTTACTTATGGGCCTTCTGGATTAGAGGAGTATAAAAACACTCTTCGGCGTGTTCGGGAACAACGCAAGAAAACTGCCTATCGCAAAGCTGAAATTAAAGATGCTATCATTACGTGGACTCTAGGTATTCTAATATGTTTTGCTGGTATATTTGGTTTAGCTATTGTTCTATACCTATTAGGTAAGCAACAAAACAAATGGTAGCATAAAATGAAAACCCCTCGTAAATCAACCGTAAATGCAGCTGGAAACTATAGTAAACCTACTATGCGTAAGAATCTTGTAGCTAAAGTAAAGGCTGGTAGTAAGGGTGGTAAACCCGGTCAGTGGTCTGCCCGTAAAGCTCAGATGGTAGCCAAGCAATACAAAGCTAAAGGCGGTGGGTATAAGTAATGGCTAAAGCAAAATCACAAGTTAGTTTATCTAAATGGACTAAGCAGAAGTGGAGAACTAAAAGTGGTAATCCATCTACACAAGGTTCCAAAGCTACGGGAGAACGTTATCTACCCGAAGGTGCTATAAAAGCAATGTCTAGTTCTCAGTATGCAGCTAGTACAGCAAAGAAACGTAAAGACACTGCCGCAGGTAAGCAATTCTCTAAGCAACCTAAATCAGCAGCTAAAACGGCTAAACGTTTTCGGAGATCTTAATACATGGTTGTAGACTTTGATGTTGATGGTAATGGAACTGTTACCTTAGAAGAAATAGCAATGAAAGAACGTATGCTTGAAATAGAGCTACGTGAAGAAAAAGCAGAGTCCCAAAAGTTTATGGCTTGGGTGGCAATGGGTATGATGATAATCTTTACTATTTTTTTGTTTACTCCAATGCTTTCTGACGGAAGAGTTAATGCTCTAGCAGACTTACTAGGGTTATTTTATATTGCACAAACAGGTGTGGTAGCAGCTTATATGGGTGCTACAGCTTACATGGCAGGTAAGCCTATGGGTAATAAAGTAGCAATGACAACAAAGGATATGAGATAATGGCGATAAAACTAGGACGAGCAGGTAGACTTACAGGGAAACAGAAGCAACAAAAACTAGCTTTCGAAGAAGCACGAAAAAGTGCACAAATCAGGGCAAATAAAACAGGTCAACCTGTACGATATGGTAACGAAACATCACAGGGTTTCGCATTGCCTAAAGAAGCAACAGCACCTAAACTTACAGTTGATCCTGAAACTAGAGCAAAACTTAAAGCAGAACGAGAGCAACTTAAAGCAGAACGAGGGCAACGTAAAGCAGCACGAGAGCAACGTAAAGCAGCACGTCAAGCACTTACCCCTAAAGAAAAACGACAAAAACAAAAAAGTGCCCAAGAAACTAGACGGGCAAAAAAAGCCGCACCTACTACTAAGCCTACTATGCCTCCTATGCCTACTAAGACTACTACTGGGTCTTACACCGTGAATCCAAATAAGCCTTTTAAAAGCATCATGAATCCGAGGCCATTGGTCAATGTAAGTAAAGAGCCACAGGGTTCAAGTAATGCTACAGGTAAGATGTTGGGATCCATGTTTAGTAAGGGTGGCGTAGCAACTAAAAAAGCAATAGGAAGTAATGACTATCGTAAATCTGGGACTACCCTGTCTACAAAAGATAACCGAAAGAAAAAATAAATAATGTTTAAGCTTTCTCAACGTTCCTTAAATAAACTAGCCGGGGTCCATCCTACTTTGGTAGGGGTTGTTCAACGTGCTATTGAACTTACTGATGTGGACTTTGGTGTTACGTATGGTACTCGTACATTTGAAGAGCAAGAAAAACTGTTTAAGTCGGGACGTAGCCAAACTATGAATAGCAAACATCTTACACAAAATGATGGCTACTCTCATGCGGTTGATCTCGTAGCTTACTTTGGCCCGGACGTTTCTTGGGAACTTAATGTTTATGATAATATCTGTGATGCTATGGCACAGGCTGCACGTGAAGAAGGTTTAAGTATTAAATGGGGTGCTGCATGGTCTGAAGGTGACATTCGAGATTACTCAGGTTCAGCAGAAGATGCTATGAATGCCTATATTGATTTGCGTAGATCACAAGGTCGTAGACCTTTTATAGATGCGCCACATTTTGAAATTATGTGAGATGCTTATGGATACTAATGAACCGTGGCACCTTTCACGTAGTGTGCCTGTAACCCTTATATTTGCAATTATCATGCAGACAGTAGCTCTTATATGGTTTGTTGCTTCTCTATCTAGTGAAGTAGAACAAAACAAAATGGCTAATGCAAAGCAAGATGCAAAGATAGATAGCTTAGAAAAGATTGTACAGAACCAAGCTGTAACCATGGGACGCATGGACGAAAACATAAAAGCAATACGTCAAATGATGGAAAAAGATAGGTATAAGTAGGTAGAAAAATGAAGTCGTTAATTCTTCTACTATTATTAGCCAGCTGCAGCACTATAAATCCCCTTTCTATGCTTAGTGGTGGCGGTGGTCCTACGGTAAACAGCAATGCACAAATAGGTAAAGAAAATAGACAGTCTGTTCTTTCCTTAGAGCAAGCAGAAGAAAACTACGCAGGTAGAGATGTCATAAAGACTGAAGTAATAAAAGAAGTAGAGACAGAATCCGTGGAAAACCTAGACATTACCAATACTAATATATCTCCTTGGATGGTTCTTTTGATGCTTTTAGGATGGTTATTACCAACTCCTACACAAATAGGTCAGTCTATAGCAAACTTTTTCCTTGCATTATTTAAAAGAAAGATGTAACATGGCACGAGCACTAACAGATAAACAACAAGCATTACTTGCAGTCCTCTTTGATGAAGCAGGTGGTGACCTAGTTGCTGCTAAAAAACTAGCAGGTTACTCTGATGCAACCTCTACCGCAGAAGTTGTCAACTCTCTCAAAGAAGAGATACTAGATGCAACGCATACTTACATGGCACGTAATGCGCCTAAAGCTGCGATGTCTATGGTAGGTGCTTTATATGACCCTACAGAGTTGGGTATTCGTGACAAGATGCAAGCTGCTAAAGAACTGCTTGATCGTACTGGTTTGGTTAAGACTGAGAAAATGCAAGTGGAAGCAAAGGGTGGTGTTATGCTAATGCCGCCTAAACAAGTGGAAGATGATGACTAAAAAATTACCCACATGGAAGCTACCCCAGCCAACCGATCTAAAAGACGATAATGAGTGGCTTCCTATTCCTAAAGTATCTCGTACAGTTCCATTTGGTTACGAACTTGATCCTGAAGACTCAGATATATTACTGCCGATAAAAAATCAACTAGACCTACTTGAACAGGCTAAAGTTTATTTACGACAGTACTCGTATCGTGAAGTAGCTAATTGGCTATCTCGTAATACGGGAAGAGATATATCTCATGTAGGCTTACGTAAACGGTTGGAAAATGAACGAAGAAGAAAAAACAAAGCTGCAATCTTACGCCGATGGGCAAACTATGCCGAAACGGCGATCAGCAAGGCGGAAAAAATCGAAAGAAGCCGTACCGGAGCTAAAGAGCAAATCAACGAACAGGAAAGCCAAAGCTAACCCTGCAAAAATTGTGCATGAGATTCCCGTTGAGGAACAGCATAACATAATTTTTAAACCTAATGATGGGCCTCAAACAGAGTTTCTTGCTGCAGGTGAACGTGAGGTGCTATATGGAGGCTCTGCAGGGGGTGGTAAGAGCTACGCCATGTTGGCTGACCCTTTACGTTACATGGGCCACCCAGACTTCTCAGGATTGCTCCTACGCCATACTACGGAAGAACTACGGGAACTGATTTTTAAGTCACAAGAGATGTACCCTAAGATTTGGCCCGGTATCAAGTGGTCAGAAAGAAAAATGCAGTGGACTGCGCCATCTGGTGCACGATTGTGGATGTCCTACCTTGATAGGGAAGATGACGTTCTGCGTTACCAAGGTCTAGCTTTTAGTTGGATAGGCTTTGACGAGTTGACACAATGGGCATCCCCATTTGCATGGAACTATATGCGATCTCGTCTACGGTCCACTGCCCCCGACTTACCTATCTTTATGAGGGCAACTACCAACCCCGGCGGAAGAGGGCATCACTGGGTTAAGAAAATGTTTATTGATCCTGCACCCGCAGGTAAAGCTTTTAATGCTACAGATATTGAAACTACAGAAGAGTTAAAGTATCCAGTAGGTCATGCTAAAGCAGGTAAACCGTTATTTAAACGTAGGTTCATACCTGCACGACTATCTGATAATCCCTACTTGTCAAAGCAAGGTGACTACGAAGCAATGCTTCTATCTTTGCCCGAACAACAACGTAGACAGTTGTTAGATGGTGATTGGGATATTAAAGAAGGCGCAGCCTTTACAGAGTTTGATAGAAATGTGCATGTCGTTGAGCCTTTTAACATCCCTAATAATTGGGTTAAGTTTAGGGCATGTGACTACGGATATGGAAGTCAGTCTGGTGTTATTTGGTTTGCAGTTGCCCCTGACGAACAATTGATAGTCTATCGTGAACTATACGTAACTAAAGTACTTGCTACAGATCTTGCTGACATGGTCCTAGAACTCGAAGCAGAAGATGGTAATATTAAATACGGAGTACTAGATAGTTCTTTGTGGCATAAACGTGGTGATACTGGACCGTCTCTTGCTGAACAAATGATTAGTCGTGGATGTCGGTGGCGTCCATCAGATCGTTCAAGAGGATCACGTGTAGCAGGTAAAAACGAGATACATCGTAGGCTTCAGGTAGACGAGTTTACAGAAAAACCCCGTCTTGTTTTCTTTAATACTTGTACTAATACAGTAGCACAGATACCTGCAATACCTTTGGATAAAAGAAATCCAGAAGATGTAGATACCAATGCAGAAGATCACTTGTACGATGCACTAAGATATGGTATAATGTCACGTCCTCGTTTTAGTGTATTTGACTATGACACTCATGGAAACAACTACGGCGGTATGCGAGTAGCAGATTCAACGTTTGGATATTAAGGAAAGAATAAATGTCAGAAGATAACGAAATGTTTATTGAAGATGATGCTATCGCATTAGAAGATACAGATAATTCTGTAGAGTTTGATGCTGGTACTTCAAACATTATTCCATATATCATGGAACGTTACAAACGTTCTGAGGATTATCGCCGTCAAGATGAAGAACGTTGGTTACGTGCCTATCGTAACTATCGGGGTATCTATGGTCCTGATGTACAATTTACTGATGCTGAGAAGTCTCGTGTCTTTATTAAAGTCACTAAGACAAAAACTCTTGCAGCTTACGGTCAGATTGTAGATGTACTATTTGCAAACAATCGTTTTCCTTTGACGGTAGACCCAACAGAACTTCCTGATGGTGTTGTTTCAGATGTAAACTTTGATCCAGCCCAGCCAAAGGAATTGCAGGAAGATGGCCTTGGCAAAGAAGTAAATCCTTATGGCTATAAAGGGGATGGCAAAGAGCTTGCTAAGGGTGCAACAATTCGTACTCTCAAAGAAATGCTAGGTCCAATAACCGACAAGTTTACAGGTATTAATAATTTACAAGAAGGTGTAGGTAAAACTCCTACAGCTATTACGTTTAGTCCTGCAATGATTGCTGCTAAAAAGATGCAAAAGAAAATTCAAGACCAGTTGGAAGAATCTTCTGCTTCTAAACACCTGCGTAGTACAGCCTTTGAAATGGCTCTGTTTGGTACTGGCGTAATGAAAGGCCCATTTGCTGTAGATAAAGAGTACCCTAATTGGGATGAAGAAGGTAACTATGATCCTGTCTTTAAAACAGTACCTCAAGTATCTCACGTGTCTGTTTGGAACTTTTACCCAGACCCAGACTCTAACAACATGGATGAAGCACAGTTTGTTATTGAACGTCACAAGTTGTCACGTACACAATTACGTGCACTAAAACGGCGTCCTTACTTCCGTAGTACCGTTATTGATGAAGCTATTGCTATGGGTGAAAACTATGATAAGCAATACTGGGAAGATGATTTATCTGACTATACACCAGATCATGGTATTGAACGTTACGAAGTACTAGAGTACTGGGGTATGGTAGATATCGAAATGCTTGAAGATCAAGGCGTAGATATTCCAGAAGAACTGTCAGCCTTCGATGAACTACAGGCAAACGTATGGATTTGTAACGGTAAACTTTTGCGTATGGTACTTAACCCATTCAAACCTGCACGTATTCCATATCATGCAGTTCCCTATGAACTAAACCCTTATTCATTCTTTGGGGTAGGTATTGCAGAAAATATGGATGATACTCAAACATTGATGAATGGTTTCATGCGAATGGCTGTTGACAATG